AAGAGAACGACCGTAGTCTGCTCCTCGACCCGCTTGGTGTCCTCAGCCTTGATGATGCCACCCTCGTACTCCTCTTCCACGTGCGGGATTGCACAGAGGATGTGGTAGCCCTTGGGATCGGGCAGGAGTTTGGCCCTCGCGGCCTCTTCCTGCGTTTTCTCGATGTCGATGTTACTCATCTGCGGTCTCCAGCCGTTTTGCAAGGTCTTGGATGTAATTCTTTGCGAGTTCAAGACCCTGTAACTTCCCGCAAAGACGTTTGTACTCACCTTCGTCCGACTTGCCTTGGATCAGGTGCGCGACGATGGTCGCGGTCTCCTCGTTGAGTTTTTCCTCAAGGTAGTCCAAGCCGTTCGTGTAACTCATCGATCACCTTTTTTGCTTGGCGGGTTCTGTCCGCCAGTCTTGTTCTGCATCGAGAGGATAAGTCGAGCCGCCTCGATCTCGCCCTTTTGCTCGATGTCTTTCTCACGCAACCGGATCTCGTCGGCCTTGGTGACCGCATCGACCATGTCCTTCTGCTGCTTGCGCTTGATCTCGGCTTCCTGAAGTTCCAGTTCCTTCTGCTGCATCTGGATGATCGGGTCTTGCGCCTGCTGCTGAGCCTGCTGAGCCTGCGCTTCAGCCATGTCCTTCTGGAGCAACTTGGCCGCAGCCTGAGCCGCAAGCCGGGAGATCTGCACCTCGACTTCAGGCGGCAACGGCTTCGGGTCGTCCTCATCCTGCATCGGCGGCAACGCCGCGCCCAACTGCTTCTCGATCTCCTTGCGGTACTGGAACGCGACATGCTCCATGATGTGCGCCTGCGCCGCCGCCATGATGGCCTGCGCCTGCGGGTTCTGGCCGATGACCTTCATGAGTTTCGGGTCCTGCATCGCCATCATATGGACCTGCAAGTGCGCCTCATGGTCTTGGTGCAGGAACGCCTTCACGGGCTTGCCCGTCATGACAGCCATATTCTCCGAGACCGGATCGGTCGGCTTCATATCGTCGTCAAGCGGCACGATCTTCTCGACATTCTTGACGCCGAGCGTCTCGATCATCTGCCTGTGGAGGTACGGCAGGTCGTAGATCTGCGGCGCGGTCGAGGAGAGTTGATGCACCGCTTGGTACTGCACGATCTTCTGCGACATCGTCGCCGCGTTCGGATCAGACACCGGCAAGACATCAACAAGGGAGTAGTCGCCCTTCTTGGCCTTGCGCTCGCCCACTTCCGGGTCGTAGCCGTAGGCTCCTGACGTGTTGTCCCGGATGATCGCCGCGAGGAGTTTGAACTCCTGCTTCATCGCATAATGGATGCGAGCCTGCACTGCGGACATGACCTTCAAGACCCTTTCGAGGACCGCTAGGGTCGTACCGACCGGGGCCTGCGCGGACATGTCCGAGATCTTGAGGTCCGCCACCGCAGCGAACCTGCGACCGTCCTCCACGATCTTGTCCATCATCAGTGACAGGGTCTGAGAGGGTTCTTTATAGGGCAGGGGCAGGATGTTGTCGCGGATCGACCCGCTCGGGACGTCTACGTCCCTGAACTCTCCGGGTCCGATGGGGGTGTCGTCGCCCTTGACACGCAGGCCGCGTGACTTGAGGCCACCCGGAAGGTTGCTGAGAGTTCCCGCATCGACAAGTTGGCGAAGGAGGCTGGTAGCAGCCCGCGCATGTCCGCCGATGAGGTGGATGAGTCCGAAGTAATAGAAGCCGAAGCCGGGGATGTACCCGTAGTGGACGAAGTGCTGTCGCTTCTGCTTGAGTTCATCGTCTTCGCGCCAGTTGCGCCGGATCGACAGGATCTTGTTGGAGTGCTTCTCGATTGTCACCACGTACGGGAGGGCGATCCCTGTCTCGTTGCCCTCCTCGTCCTTGTCCTCGTACCCTTCAAGGTCGAGGTTGACATGCATCTCAAGAAGCAGGAACCGATCGTCCATCGTGGCTGTGAGACCTTGGTCCTTCGCCTTCTGCTTCTCCATCTCGTCCAGCATCTTGACCGGATCGCCAAGATCGATGTCCCGGTAAAACCCGCTGTACTGGAGTTTGCGCACCTCGTTCTTGGTCTTGCGCATCCGGTGCGTGACACGCTCCGCATTGTCGAGGCTCGTCGCCCCATAGGGCACCACGATGTCTTCTGCCGCGATGTACACGGCGGTCTGCCGACCGAGCGAGGGGTCGAAGTAGACCTTCTTGAAGGCGTTGCCCGAAAGAGACAGCGAGAGGAGCAACCGCTCATGTTCAGGCCGGTACTCCTTCATGATCTCGGTCAACTGATAGTTCATGTCGTCCGTCACGCGGACAGCAGCGTCCTTCTTCTCCGGGGTCTCTTTGCCAATGATGACCGCCTTGACGGGTCCTGCCGCCGGGAAGGTCTCCATGATGGTCTCGGACTGGAACTTGACCGCCGACTCCATCAGGAGCGGATGCTGCACACCGCAAGCACCCGGCCACGGCTCCGTCCTGTCCTCGTACTTGACGCCGATCGTCTGGAGGCCCTTGATGTAGGTGTCGAGCCACTCCGAGCGGCTTTGGACATCAGACTCGTACTCTGCGCTGAGCGTCAGCCCCAGACTGCCCAGCACCTGCTCATCAATATGCTCGGCGAGGTTCGCATCAAACGAGACCTCTTCAGTCTGCGTCACGACATCGAGAGAGATGAGCATCCCATCTCCGGCATCTGCGTCCGGGCCGACGATCTCGATGCCGAGATCCGGCTCTTCTGCCAGCCCCTGCAACCCTTGCGGCGCTTCGTAAAGACTCTTGTCGATGGCCATCAGTAGTAACCCTCGCGTCTATGACTCTTGAACCATTTCACCGGCTCCGGCTCGTCGCTTGGCAACTTGATGAATCCTCCCTGCCTGAACCGGATCAAGGCAAGTGTGGTCGAGTCTACAAGGTCATCATGGGTACCGCTAGGAAAGTCGTTGCATTCCTCGACCACCTCCCACGCCCAGCGACGGTCGGGTATCCAGACGATCCCCGAAGAAAACAGGTCGGTAACGGCGTTGACCCGGCTCACCTTGTCCTGCCCTTTGCCCGGCGTGAACTCGGACATCGGGATGCCCATACGGCGCATCTCTTGGTAGAGCGCAGCCCCGTTCGACTTCTTTTCGACTATGAAGGTGTCCGGTTGCCAATCCTTGTACTCCTCAAGGACGAGCGCCTTCAACTCGGGGAACTCAAGGCGTTGCTTGATCGAATTGAGGAGGATGATGTTGTTCGTCTTGGTCTCTTCGTTGAAGAAGATGCCCCAAGTGAGGAGCGCGTTATAGTCGGAGCGGTTGGTCTTCTCCTGCGCAGCGTCAAGCGACATGATGATGTATTCGCACTGGGGCGGGTTCTCCTTCTCCCACACCTGCCACCACTCGCGCTTGATGAGGGCACCCTCTTCGGAGGTCGGCTGCTGCATGTACTGGGCCTGCCAGTACCGCACGTCCATCGAGGCTTTCTTGGCGAGCAACTCCTCGATCGGCCAGAACTCGGGCCAGAGCGGCTTGTCGTTGAGGATGGCGGGGAACTCCACCACCTCCCATTGATCCGAACCCTCTTCGCGGGTCATGTGGTCCACGATCTTGCCCGTGAGGTCGGATTTGCTCCAACGGGTCATGACGACGATGATCGAGCCACCCGGCATCAGTCGCTGGACGGGTCCTGACTGGAACCACTCCCACGCTGGCTCGAATACTTCTGCTCGACCCTGTTTAGCGTCCTGTTCAGAATGAGGGTCGTCAATAATAAAGAGATCGGCACCACGGCCAGCAAGAGCGCCACCGACGCCAATAGCGAAGTACTCACCATTAAAGTTCGTACCCCAACGAGACGCAGACTTGCTATCGGCCTGAAGTTCAACTTGGGGAAAGATCTCATGATAAAGGTCGCTCCCGACGAGATTACGCACCCGCCGACCGAAATTGATGGCGAGGTCGGCAGTGTGGGAGGCCATGATGACCTTTTTCTGCGGATTTTTGCCTAAAAACCACGCCGGAGCGAGGTAAGAGATCATCTCGGACTTGCCATGACGCGGGGCGATGTTGACGATCACCCTTTTCTTGCGTCCGGCCTCGATATCTTCAAAGATTTTGGCCAATTTCCGGTGGTGCGGGCCTACTTTGTACCCCGGATAGACGTGTTGGATGAAGTCTAGGAAGGAATCTTTGCCCAGTTTCTGCGTGACCTGCGTCTGATACTGCTTCAGGAGGTCGGCGACACGCCTTTTTTCCTTCTCAGGCAGCGAAGGAAGCGCTTTTTTGAGCGTCTGGATCTTGTCAGGCGTCAGTTGCAACACTTTTCTCGCCTACGACCCTGTACTCGATGCCTTCAAGCACCGTCATCAACTCCTTCTCGACCTCTTCGATGGGCTTGATCTGCACCGTCATCTCGCTGCGCTTCTTGAAGGCGTCCACGCCGTCCACTTCCCCAAGTTTTGTAAGCGCTGAAATGCGCTCCTTGGCCGAAGTTGCGTGTTCGACCTCGTAGATCAGTTTGTTGATGACGTAGTTCTTCAGTTCGGAGAGTTCATCGACAAGTTGGCAGTTGCTCTGGGTGACCAATCCAGCCAGATACGCCATCTGCTCGTTCGGGTAGCGCGAGTAATCCGGGCGTTTGCTCGGGTCGGACATCATCTCCCGCGCAAGTTCGATCGCTCCTTGCCGGTCATCTTCAGTCGGCATGATCGGCATGTTCGTGATGTCGGAGATCAACTTGATCGTCCGCGCCCGCATCTGGAGTTCTTCGGCTGGAGTCAGTTCAGGCAACGCCTCAGCCGCGCTCTTGGGCAGCGGCACGTTTTCATCGATCTCAGGGACCAACACCGGGCGCTCCGGTGGCATCGGCGCAACGTCGTCTTCGTCGTCCATGCGCGGAATATATAGGAAAACTTGCTATGGAACCAAATTTAGAAGGGGGGTGTGTTTTTATACAGTGGGGGTGGGGGTCGATCTGGGGAAAAAGTGGTGTCGTTTGTGCAGATTCAGGGGTACGGGGTTGGGCGGCAGGAGGTAAACGAAAACTGGGGGGTACCGCCCCGGTGGGGTAAGGGAATAACCAAATAGAACTTGACTTACTAGATGGAATCGGCGATGATTCTTCCACGGCAAGCGATGCCGTTACAACGGAGATACTGCAATGACGTTTGAACAATTGGAACTCTTCATCATGTCCGGCGGCTTCACCATCACCTTTGATGCCAATCGGACGATGTTCGTAGACGGCCAGTCGTACAGTCAATGGCGCGAATACGCCGACTACCTGCAAGGGCTGCGGAAGGAAGTGGAAGGCGACTACGAACACTACCGCATCATGTCCGCGCACTGGCTGCGTCTGCTCGTGAACCTGCAACTGGACGGAGCGGAAGAGAAGCGCATCAAGGAAGTGCGCCGCGAGTTCAAGCATCTCTACAGACAGAAGGTCTTGTCAGAGATGGCGCTCAAGGACGTCATCAACGGGCTGCACCAAGCCCACGACGCCTGCGAACTGTACTACTGACCCCAACGGCGAGGGGGGCGCAAGCCCCCCAAGCCATCACCACGGAGAAACGAAGATGAACATCATGTCCTATCAGTCCCCCGATGAAGTCCGCGACCTGATGGAAGCCAAGGGCTACTGGTACACCTACTGGCGGCTGCGGTATCGCCACGAACTGCCGCGCCGCACCACGCTCTGGCTGATGTGGATTGGCTTCTGGACTCTCTCGGACTACTGACCCCAACGGCGAGGGGGGCGCAAGCCCCCCGAGCCATCACCACGGAGAAACGAAGATGAGCAAATGGGAATTCGGATGTGGCAAGAAGATCACGGTCTTCATCCCTTCAGGCTACGCCTACAAGCCCCGCGAGAGGGAGTGCGGCAGCACGGCGCACGACGGCGGAGTGAACCAGTGCGATGACTGCGAGAAGCAGCACCCTGTCCCGGCACCGTACGCGGATGAGAGTGACGCGGACTGGTACGAGCGGGCGACCGACTCGGACTCGGACTACTGACCCTAGGGAGGAGGCTTCGGCCTCCTCCTTTTTTTGTGCCTGCGATCGGTCGAAACCAGTTCTGTGTGCGTGTGCGGGGCTTGCGAGGCGGCGTCGGTGGGCCGGGGCAACTGGTTTCGCGGAATATGCGTTAGAAACTTGACTTATTAGGTGAATCGTCCTACTATTTCTCCACGCCGCAAGACATCCCGTCTTACGGTGCAACACGGAGAAACATCATGTCTGACTACAACTTCAACAAGGAATTCCAGCGGACGGTCGCCAATGACAAGGCAAAGGCCGCTTTCATGCGCCGGACGCGCAAGTTGATGGCCTCGGTCGTCAAGATGCTGCAGAGCGCAGGTCTGGTAATACAGGACAGCCACTACATGGCCATCTGCGGGAACGGGGATTTCAACCTGAGCCTGACTGGCAACTGCCGCGACCGTGACCTGTTCGTGGCACTGATGCGTCGGGCAAAGTGGACGCCTGCCGTGGAAGCCGACCCGAAGGGGCACTACTACTGGACGAAGTGGACGAACCCTGAAGCGGAGGCCACGCTCGGAGATGTGCGGCTCTACATAACCTTCTCTTCTAACGACTGCCGCCGAGTACAGGTCGGCACCAAGACGGTCGAGCAGCCGGTCTACGAGACGGTCTGCGACGATACCTGACCGGTTTCTCCGGGGGGTGGGGCGGCGAAAGCCGCTCCGCCCTTTTTTTGTGTCCGCGATCGATTGAAACCAGTTATGTGCGCGTGCGTACGCCGCGTGGGTGCCTTGTCGTGCGCGGGGAACTGGCGTCGATTGACGGATTCCGGAATATATCCGGAAAACTTGACTTACTACACGGTTTGCCCTACTATTTCTCCACGCCGCAAGACATCCCGTCTTACGGTTGTATCTAACGGAGTCATTTTATGGCCAAGTCAAAGAAACCCGCCGCATCCATCGAAGGAGCGGTTGCCCTCGCCTTGGATACTTCCTTGGAATCCAAGGTCGCCAACATCGCAAACGCTCGTGACGCGGGCGTGGCGTGGCACGGTGTGACGCAAGGGCGCATCGCCATCGCGCACCGCATGGCGAAGGTTGTCTCTGGGTTCCCGGACAACATGAGCCGCAAGGCGGAGGACGAGTTCCGGGCGGGTTGGTATCTCGCGTTCGACGTGTCCCATCCGGCACCGCGTTACATCCGGGACGGTGGGAAGTACCTTCCCATGAAGGAGTCCGACAAGGAGCCGGAGGGCGCGACGATTGTCCGTCTTACTGCCGCGTTTGTCACGGCATACGACAAGAAGCAGTACGCGGACGCGGCGACCTTCCACAACATCATCATGGGGATGCGGAAGCGGTTCCAGACTGACAGTGCAGACCAACTCCGGGACATCCGGAATCTGTACAAGTCCGAACGGAAGACGAAGGGCAAGGGTAAGGGTGGCAAGGCGACGGCTATGGCCGTCAAGGTTCCCAGCACTCTCGCCGCGCTCATCAAGTCCGTCACCACGGCGACCGACAAGAGGGGGGACACTTCCCTGCCAAGGGACACCGCTCTCGGCATCCTCAACAAGGCGCTGTCTGACATCACGGCGCTGACCAAGAAGTAACCGACTCTCCCTCGCCCCGCCGGGTTCACGCCCGGCGGGGCATTTTTTTGCCTGCACGAAGCCGATCGAAGCCAGTTCCGTGTGCGTGCGCCCGCCGCGTTGTCGCGTGCCGGGCGTGGTTAAGCGTGGTGCTGCATGATGCACGAGGTCGCATGGTGCTGTGAGAACTGGTGTCGGGTCGGCATGTGGCTATACCGAGATTTTCCGGAATCATTCCGGAAAACGAGGCAGCACGAGATGGGATTAAATGGGGCAGGGCTAAACTCAGATTTTCCGGAATCATTCCGGAAAACGGCGCTGCAACAAAGTTCGTAGAGCATAGTACCACAATGCGAATGATTCTCATTTAGCCTCGTAACCGGGTGAATCCTTGTAACTTTGTTCCGCGATCGAATTCTTTGTAACAACTGCGTTATGGAACAAGTTTTTTACATACTCGAAGAAAAAGTCGCGTAAGTGCTTGATTCTGAGCGGTGAACTTTGCTTATGCGGCTGACCTTGTATTTATGGTGCCGTTTTGTAACTTTGTAACCGAGTTTTTAAGTAAAGACCGGGAGAGCGCAGGTGAGCAGGATTAGAAAAAATGAAAATTCCGCAAGTGCGCGGTCATTCCCCCCGTCCTCTCTATATTTATAATTTTGGTTACAAGGTTACAAACACCCTTTTATATATATACTTCTTCTTCTAATAATAATAATAACTACTACCCACCCCGAACAAAATCAGGCACTTACCCGACCCCCCAAACCCCGAATAAGTATAGACCTCGTTCCATAAATATCTTTGAAAAAAAGTTACAAGCCAGAACAAAGTTACACGTCTCGCCCTCTCTCATCCCCTATCCCGCCCCCCATGATCTATACGCTGTAAATCGGCCAGATACGAAATCCTAACTTTTAAGCATAGGTAGGTTGACTTTCTCTGTATAGAGGCGCATACTTGCCGTGCAACTTGAGGTTGCGGGGCGGTCTTTGGTCGCTCCCCGGTTTTCCGGAATCATTCCGGAAATTGTGCAGATAGATGGAGGTGTGAGATGACGCTGTATGTACGGATGACCGATAGGTTCATGTCGGGATGGGGTGGGGCGCAGGGTGCGGTGAATGTCCTCGTCATCAAGTGCGCCACGCAGGAGCAAGCCTATGCCATCGAACGAGCGGCGCGTGAGCGGCGCGAGATGCGCCGGGTAGCGGTGTGCCTGACCCGTCCCAAGGCGCGGCGTGGCGTGGTCTACAGCCGCCGTGACTTCTCCGAGATGGGCGGCTCATGGCTTGCCTACTACTCGGACTGGGAAGGCTTCTTCAAGCGTCAGCAGGAGGTGTGACATGGGTTGGCTGTTCTGTGCGTCGAGCAAGGACGAGTTGGTCGCTCATATCGAGCGTGACCTGTTGACAGTGCCGGGTCTGGCGATTCTCGGCAAGGCGGTTCGAGGCAGTCGGCTGTGGTACGCGGTGGAGCGTGGTAAGCAGCGGTTCATCGTGCTGTACCTGACCGAGCGCAATCGTCACCACATAGCCTCTTATCAATGGGGCTACAAGGACATGGACGAGTCGGTGCATCCGTACTACTACGACTGCCCCATCCGGTTGCTCGACCTCGCCCATCAATCGATCGAGTCCGAGTGGCGCAAGGCGGTGCGGGATACCGCCCGTCGCAAGTCTCAGTCCAAGGGCAAGCCCGAGTCCGGGCAGGTGGTGACCTATGCCGGGGTGCAGTACCGCCTCACCATCCCGTGTGGGGCGCGTAAGGGGTGGCATGTGGCGAGGGTGAGCGACAACATGCCCTTCCGCATGAAGGCCAAGCAATTGAGTGCCGCGCTGCGGCAGGAGGTGTGAGATGACCAAGAAGACACGCGAGGAGATGGTCGCGGCCATCATCGAGAACGACATGTACACGCTCACCGGGAGTGAGGCCATGACCGAACTGGAGAACATCTGGCGGAACGGGTACTGCCTGAAGCCGCTCAACCAGATGACGGACGAGGAGGTCGAGGCCGAGTACCGCAATGTGCTGGAAGAGGAGAACCGCAGTGAGTAACGGATACATCATCTACCAAGGTCTGTCCCTGCTCGATGACGAGCGCATCGTGGTCATCGCAACGGGGTTCGAGTCACGCAGCACCAACCGGAAGACGGGTGCCATGATTCAGACCTACATCTTGCGCGAGAACATCTCGCCGACCGATGCCGTCCAGACGGGGGACGATGCCTCGATCTGTGGTGACTGTCCGCACCGGGGAAGCACGACGCTGCTGGACGGGCGACCCAAGAACGTGGGGCGCACCTGCTATGTCAATGTCGGGCAGGGTGCCTTGTCGGTCTGGAGGGCGTACAAGCGTGGTGCGTACCCCTACCCCACGCTGCCCCAGTGGTGGGCAGAGCAAGCATTCGCAGCGGGGCGGCTCGTGAGGCTGGGTACATACGGCGACCCTGCGGCAGTCCCTGCGTTCCTCTGGAAGACGCTGCTCATGGATACCAAGGGGCATACCGGGTACACGCATCAGTGGAAGAACCCTGCGCTCTCGCCGGGGCATCTCGCTGCCCTGCGCTCCATGTGCATGGCATCCGTGGACTCCCCTGCTGAGGCGGCTCAAGCCCAAGCGATGGGGTGGCGCACCTTCCGTGTCGGCATGTGGGGCGAGACAGAGCGCGACCGTGACGGACTGCACGAGTCTCTATGCCCGGCTTCTGCGGAGGCAGGCAAGAAGTTGACCTGCGAGACCTGCCTTGCCTGTGACGGGGCGGAGTCGGGCAAGCGTGGTTCCATCTTCATCCCGGCACATGGTGGCACGGCGGTCATGGCCAACATCAGGCGCAAGGGAGAGCAAGCGAGAGCGGGTGAGTGAGTGTGACTTTTCCGGAATGGTTCCGGAAAACCTGTACATGGAGAGAACGACATGAGCAAGCAAGGCAGGAACCTGACCCCCAACGAGGTCGAGGAGATTCTGGATGCCGTGGAGAACATCATCGGCATCACCGGAGAGTTGAGCAAGACCGGGAAGTTCGCCAAGCCCGGCGACTTGCTGGCTTTCCGCGAGCATCGCGCCAACCTGTGTTTTCAGTGGAGTTACGCCGTCCGCACCATCGACGGCGAGGAGGGCTGACATGAACGACGAGACTACGAACGACCGGGACACCATCACTATCAAGTGGCATTTCAGTGATGTGCAGGAGATGCGCCCTGACCTGACCGATGACCAAGCACGGGAAGTGCTGTGGCACGCCAAGCGTTACCACGATGCCAACGAGGGCATCAACTGGGCGGTGTTGGAAGCCCACGCGGATTTCATCTTTGGCAAGGAGGGTGAGTGACATGGCTTACAAGAAGTACGCCCGTGAATGCGACGAGTGCGGCAAGGGCATGAACGAGGGCTACCTCATCGACAACGGCTACAAGTACTACTGCTCCGACGAGTGCTTGCACAAGAACATGACACCCGAGGAGTGGACGGAGTTGTACAACGACGGCGACGGGGACTCATGTTGGACGACATGGGACGAAGACCCCGACGAGTACATGGTGAACGAGGACGACCCCGCGCCGAACAAGTTGAGCGTGGAGTTGGAGGAGGTGCCGGAGAGCATGAAGTCTGCGTTCTACAAGCGAGCCTACCAACTGTTCCGATGGCAACTGCAAGACAAGCGGCTCGACCCCGACAAGTACGAGTTCATCAACTGGACTGTGACCTGCGATGTGCAGATCAAAGAGGAGGACGAGGCATGACCACCCCGACTGTAGGCCATGTCGTGACTTGCAACAAAGTGAAGTACGAATTTTTCTCCAAGTGTGCGCCGCGCAAGGGATGGATAGTCATAGAGCATACCGACTACGGCTATTCCATCTACCGCATGTCCGCCAAAAAAGTGAGGGAGTTGCTCCAATGCAAACAAGAGGAGGACAAGGCATGAC